CTATTGGACGCTAGAAGATGGTAACTTTCCTGACTACCGTGACGTAGATAGAAGATACTTTTACTTTCAGGAATATTGCGAAAAGATACCACAATGCTTTGGTGTTATTAGGATTAAGAAGCGTCGTGAGGGTGCTACTTCACAGGCTACCTGTTACATTGTATGGAAGTCTATAACACAGAGAAAGTCATTCTGTGGTATCGTGTCTAAGACTGGCAAGGACGCATCAGATGCATTCGTGTACATGGTAATGAATGGATACAGAAACCTACCAGTATTCTTTAAGCCAAGAGCAGAAGATGAAGAGACGAAGACTGAGTTAGTATTTAGAAAGAAGAAAGATAAGAGGAAAACTAAGGGGAGAGAAAAGGGGCAGGTGTTTGACGATGACATTGGTCTTGAGTCTAAGATTAGCTTTAAGAATACAGCACTAAACTCTTACGATTCTGGTAGGGTAACTGCTCTACTTATGGACGAGGCTGGTAAGTGGCCAAAGGAAGTTCCTGTTAACCAGTACTGGCCTATCGTAAAGAAGACAATGATGAAGGGTGCAATTAAGGTTGGATTCTGCATCATACCTTCAACAGCAAACGATGCTAAGAGTGGTGGTGAGCCTTACAAGATGCTATTTGAGGGAAGCTCTCAATTTGATGACGCATATACGGCTACTGGTCTTTATAGATATTTCTGTCCTGCATACGATGGATACGAAGGATTTATAGACGAGTTCGGTATGTCTATAATAGATGCACCTACAGAAAAGCAGAAGGAGTACATCAAGGAACGTTACGGGATGAATATAACTATGGGGGCCAAGGACTACCTTCTTTCTCAGAGGGCAATCATTAAAGATAAGAAGGCACTTAGTGAAGAGATTAGGATGAACCCTTTTACGGAGGAAGAGGCGTTTATGATTGACCAAAAGAAGTGTTATTTCAACTCTGAGAAGATATACAACCAGATAGACTTCTTAAAAGAAGAAAGGGTAGCACTTAGAAGAATTAGACTGTACTGGAAAAACGAGAGGACTGTAGACTGGGCTGATGACCCAGAAGGTTCTTGGATAGCCTATAAGATACCAGACAAGACAGAAGCTAATAAATATATAGAGGTAGACGGCTCTAGGACTCCGGGTAACGCACACAAGTATGTTTCAGGTATTGACCCTTTTAAGTCATCTGTGATATCAGGAAAAGGTTCTATGGGCGTATGCTACGTATTTGAAAGGCTAGACCCTTCAGACCCAAATAACACGTGTATGCCAATAGCCGAATACGTGGATAGACCAAGAATGAAATCTATGTTCCACGACGAGATGTTGAAGGCGGCAGTATTCTGGGGATATCGTGCCTGCTACGAGAATGACGTAGGTGACGACTTTGTAGACTACTTTTCTAACAAAGGGTTTAGGTCTTATCTGATGAGAACTCCAGAGTCGGCTATAGATAGGCATAGGCGTAGAACTGTTCACAAGTACGGTGTTACCTCTGGTGATGCATTTGCTATGGCAAGGCAGCTGGATACCTGTATATCCTATATAGAAAATCACTGTGAAAAGGTGGTATATATAGACCTACTTGAGGAATTATTGCAGTACGACCATGAAAACAGAACCCCTTACGATAGAAGTGTGGCCTTTATGATTAGCCTACTTTCTGGAGTTGCTGTAGAGGTAGCCAAGAAGGAGAAGGAGAATTCTGTGATTCCTATTAAGACATTCAGCATAAGGCTGTAGCATATTAAGTTTTTGTACTTTTGCTATAATTATGGAAAATAAAAATATACTAAACTTCCATCTGTCCAACTCAAAGTTGAAGAAGGAAGATAAGGAGGGACTAAAGATATCCAGATTTATTGAGAGAGCATTCAATAGTGGATACTTTAACAGAAGGAATAAGAAGTTCGAAAAGAACAGGATGTTTGCTAGAGGTAGACAGCCTATGTCTGAGTTCTTAGACCTACTAAACGTTGACGGGAAAGAGGCGTTCGTAAACCTAGATATGAAGGCTCCTGCCATAGCTCCTAAGTTCATGCAGGTAATCATAGGTGGATTTATGAAGAGGAGTGAGGTGGCAAAGGCAAGTGCAGTAGACCCTGTGTCAACTAAGAAAAGAAGATACGATAAGGACGAGGCTGAGTTCAGGATGAACTTTGGCGACCAAGTTAGGCAGATAGAAGAGCAGACTGGAGTGAAGCTAATGGCTGAGGGTAAGTTTACTCCTGAAGACTATGAAGAGTTGGAATTATATTTTGGTATGGAATACCAATTGCCAGAGGAAATCCTTTTCGAGAAAGGGATAGACTATGTCAACCACATGAATGGTTGGGAAGTAATTAAGAGAAAGATTATAGAAGATTTGATTGAGACTGGCGTTGCCGCTACAAAGGTTAACGTAGCACAGAATGGTAAGATAAACATCAGGAGGGTAGTGCCAGAAAACCTTATTTATTCTTTTTCAGAATATGATGACTTCAGAGATGTTTCTTTTGTTGGTGAAGTTGTATCTATGAAGATTATAGATATCAGAAACAACTATCCAAATATCGACGAGCCTAAAATGTTTGAGATTGCTAAGAAGTCTAAGCAGTTTAATCAAACTGTTAAGTGGGACGAAAGGTATAGGTTTTCACTAGACAGACCTTATGATGACTGGACTGTTGACGTAATTGATTTCGAGATTAAGAGCATAGACACAATGATTTACCAATCTAAGATTAATAAGTTTGGTAACATTATAGTTGAGAGAAAGGAGAAAGAACCTCAAAGATTAGGTGATAATAAAGAGGTTATCAAGAAAGACATGTACGTTATTTACAGAGGCGTATATGTAATGGGAACGGACATTATGCTAGAGTGGGGAATACTGAAGAACATGATTAAGCCTAATACGGCTAAAGAAATGTCTGATGTACACTTTAGCTATTCTCTATATATGTACGAGAATCTTGACCTTATCAATATGGCTCTACCTGAAAGGATGGAGACTTCAATAAGGCAGATGACTCTTGCCCACCTTAAGATTCAGCAACTTATAGCTAAACTCAGACCTTCTGGTTTGATTATAGACATTGACTCGTTATCTGATATCAGTCTTGGTCAGGGTAAGAATATTAGCCCTCTAGAGATTCAGAAGATTTACGACCAGACAGGTAACATATATTATAGAAGAAGAACTGAAGATGGAGACCAACAAAATGGTGTACCTATTGCAGAGGCCCCTAACAGCTCTAGCATTGGTCAGATTCAAGAACTTATATTAGTTTACAACCACTACCTAGATAGACTTCGTGATGAGATTGGTGTAAACGAGTATAGGGAAGGTGCTTCAGTAAATCCAAAGCTTGGACTTGGTGTTCAGCAGCAGCAGATTGCAGCGTCTAACAACGCTACTGATTTTATCTATGATTCATTCTTGTCTATCTATCAGCAGACAGCTTTGAAGATTTCTATGCTGTTATATGATTCAGTATTATACGGAGGACAACAATACAGAGAATATCTTAATCCAAAAGATATAGAGGGTAAAGTATTTGATGTAAAGATTAATATCCTTCCAGACGATAAGGAAAGACAATTCGTAGAAGCTATGATTCAGACAGCACTTTCTGCTGGTGTTATAGACTTCGAGGATGCGTTTAGAGTTAGGAGCATAAAGAATACCAAGCTTGCTGAGATGTATCTAGCTAAGGCTAAGAAGAGAAAGTCTAAGGAAGATATGGAGAAAGCTCAAGCTAACTCTCAAATGAATGCACAAGTTCAACAGCAGTCTATTCAGGCAAAGGCACAATCAGATATGCAGCTTGAACAAATGCAGTCTCAAGGTAAGTTGGCTATCACTCAGACAGAGATGAAGATGAAGCAGGAACTATCTGAACAACAATTTGTACAAGACATATTAATGAAGTCTTACGAATTGGGCAAGCCACTTAGTCCAGAGTTACAAGCCATTGTTGATGCCTATTTCCAGAAGAAGCAGGATGAGCAGATGCAAATCATGCAGCAGCAAATGATGCAGCAGATGGAACAGGAGCAGATGGAGCAAGAGGGTGATGTTGAAGAAATGCAACAATAATTTATATCTTTGTAAAAATAATCAACCATGTCAGAAACATTCAATCCATTTGATTCGAACTCCTATGTAAAAGAAAACTCAGAACCTATTAAGTCTGAGCCAGTACAAACAGAGGCTGTAGTAGAAGAAAGCACAGTAGTACATTCAGAGCCTACAGTTGTAGAGCCTGTTGTAGAAGCTACACCAAAAGCAGAAGAAGTAGTACAAGTTAATGAGCCAGTATCCTACGAATGGAAGGATGACTTCTCTAAGACAATCTACGATAAACTTGTAAATAAGGATATATCAGATTTAGCTGATATGCTTTATGAGCAAAAAGTTCTTTCAAGTCTTGATGAAATGAGTGACGAAGATGTTATTAGGCTACAAATGGCTTACGAATATCCAGAGTTAACTCCAGAAGAGATTGAGGAAGAGTTTCAGTCGAAGTTTTCTGTTGATGCAGACTTTGACGAAGACCTTTTGACAGAGGATGAAATCGCTAGCAAAAGGAAACAATTGGAGAAGCAGACTAAGGCTATTCAGAGAGAAATGAAGAAGATGGTTAGCCAAGCTAAAGAAAGCCTCCAAGATTTAAGACAGGACATTGATTTTCCAGATATTCTTAGTCAGATGCAAAGTGCAGAACCATCGGAAGATGCTATAAACAAGTATCTGGCAAGACAACAAGAAGAACAACAGTCAGCCTATAATGAGGCCAGAAAGATGTTCGAATCGAGCATTGATGATGGCCTTAGAACCTTTGATGGGTTTGCAGTCAATTACAAGGACGAGGATGTCCAATTTGACGGTAAATATAACATCACACAAGAGGATAAGGCTGGCCTTCAAGGAGTGCTGCAAAGCTTCGACCTTGAATCGTTCTACGGTAATCGTTACTTCAAGGATGGAAGGTACGATACTAAACAGTTGGCTGAGGACGTCTACTTCTTACAGAATAGAGATAAGATTCTTTCGTCTATGGTGACACAGGCTGTGTCTAAAGCGAAGGCGGATATCCTAAAAGGTATGAAGAATATAGACTACAGTAATCAGCCAAGGTCTTCAAGTGCTGCAAACACAAATGACTATGATGAAATGGTGAGTGCAATGTTTAGACTTTAATTTTTAAAAAAATAAAATAAATTACTATGCCAGTATTACAACCGGGTGGTGTTTCAACAAACAACGCAGGCGTACAACGCCAGTTTGTTTCTGATTTATCTATCCTTAAGCCTCAGTACTACAACCAATTCGTTGATAAGTACGGTGCACAAAACTACGCTCAATTGCTTGAAGCATTGGGTATGAAGGCTACAGTTCCTTCAAGAAAATTCGGTCACTTCGAATCTCGTGGTAAGCTTCATGATAACGTGAAGGTTGCTTCTTTCACAGGTGGTGCTTCAGCTGGAGCTACAGCTACTGTAACAATTGATGCATCTTCAATTGTAAGCTCAAAGAGCCCTATTCGTGTTGGTGAAGTTTTGGAAAATGCAAAGAATGGTAAGCAGTACAAGGTTACTAGCATCTCTACCTATCCAAACATTTTTGTAATGACTCCATTTGATAGCACTGAACTTATCAATGCTACAGTTGCTGCAAACGACTTCTTAGTATTTAGAGGTATTGCAGAAGCTGGTGAAGCGTCTACTAAGTTTGACACTATCGCAGAACTTACCGAAGAGAAGTTGTTCTACACAACTGAGATTCGTGAAGATTTCACTATCAGTGATAGAGCTAAAATTGAAGAATTGTGGTTCGAAGTAAACGGTTCTCCTTACTATACCTACAAGGGTTTAGATGAGTCAGTTCGTCGTTTCATGAACAATAAGGAATTCAAATTGATGTTCGGTAAGCCACAAGGCGCAACAGGTTCTACAGGTCTTATTCCTCAAGTTGAAGCTGGTGGACAAGTTTATAGTGCATGGG